CTTCGGCTATGTTTGAATAGGGCATTCTACGCAAGATTTCGTTGCCGCTTTCCTTACGCAGACTTCTCTGTTTGCGTCTACGGTGCATACGCATAAAAGGCATGCTGACTGTGGCAATACTGCCAGCACCCATGCCAGTAGCGTCTTCTATAAGTTCTTTAATTTTCATGTAATTATTTATCGATTTTGTATCAATTAAATTACTTCATTTGAGTAGTGAATAGTTGAGTAAACAAGTTGCCTTTTTCTATAATATTACGCAGATAACCCGTGTCACTTTCTACTTTTACTCTAAACTGTAATAGTTTGTTCTTGGGATTGTTTAGGTCAATGATGTCAATTCTAGGCCATTTCTTTTCTTCTATGTATTGTGCCCCTAATTGAACAGAACTTAATCGGCCTTCAATATCATTAAATCTCAGTAGGCTAAATCCTCCCTTGCTAAAGTCTACCATGACCACCGTGGGATCATTCTTTGTGGTAAAGTAAGCAAGCGCATCACTGAATGTTTTAATATAACGATATTCCTCAAAATCTGTGGCAGTGCTTAACAGTTCGTTCCAAGTCTGTGCTGCTTTTCTATATATAAATTCCATGGCAGGACCAGGGCCTTGACTGTTTAATATACGTTCAAATTCTGGTTCATCAGGACCAAAGTCTAGGCCAAACTGTCCAAATAATGCGAATACACCTTCAGCACCGCCTACCTGCCCAAACTGTCCCACACCGCCTACCTTAAGGCTGATGTTTAGACGTGTGCTACGCATCTGTCCTGTGGCATGATCCTTGAACAATACTTGAACATCTGTTTTTTGCTCTTCCTCAGCACTGACGCCATCGCTGATAACATGTATTTGATCTGGCTTGCCGTTTAAGTAAAAGTATTCACTGTAACGCTGTATGTCTTTGCTGTTGGCAAATGTCACAGCACTGTTGACTAAGTCTGACAGCATGAGTCGTTTTTTAGGATCCATCAAATCCTTATAAGGAGCAGATTTTAAACGCAGTGTAAAAGTTATACTGTCTTTGACAGCACGACGCTCACCATCAGGCACTGTGGTGCTATAAGTATCTTCACCTGTTTGTTTTAGTTGATCTACAATACGCCAAATATTATCAGCAGTGATTTGTCCAATATATTCACCTTGACGCTGTAGCATTTTAGCAAACACAGCAGACCCAAGTAGACCTTCGGCTACTTCGCCTCTATTGCTAATCTTGTTGGGATCATAGTGATTGAAAGCATCTTCAATACTGGTTTTACTACCAGTTAGATTTATTTTCTGGCCAGCATCATTACGCAAGGATAAAACATAGGCAGTGGGCTTTTTACCTACTTGAACTGTGTATGACTTGGCGTTGAATTTGTCTAAGTATAGTGGGTCTGTATTATAGTTAAATTTAGTAACATCTATTAGACTTTTAAGTGCCTGTCCGGCAGCATTATCGCCCATGGCAATCATGGAGCCTACGCCTAATTTGCTAAATGTAACTTCGTTTAAGGCTTGTTTAAGTTCAAGTAATCGCATAATATATTATTTATTAAACAACTAAGTCTTCTATCTCTTTGTAATTTTTAACGATATTAAGTATATCTCGTTTATTTTGTTTAATTACAGATATATAGCCGTCATTGTTTGCTTTTCTTATTAAGTTCAGGTCATTATTGACAGCCCACGTTTCTATTTTCTCTAACAAGCGGTCAACATTATGTCCTATATCATTTTCATATGTCAATGATAAAAAATCAATGTTCCTGTCGCGCAAAATAGATGTGATTTCATTGTAATAGTTATTTGATCTTTCGAGCCATAGTTCAAAATTTCTTCGGTCAACAGTAATTGTTACGTCACTGGTATCTACTGAATGCCATTGTTTTGTTTTTTCTGAAATAATATCGCTTACATATTGATATATTTTTTGCTGCCGTTTAAGCACTATGAAAAAGGAGTCTTCCTCGTCAAAAATAAAATTTAACTTAAACTCCTTTAGTTGGTCATCTTGTATTTTAATTAGTTTATAGCAGGGTATAATACCTGACAGAAAGGTTAAACTTTTTTGTGGATTAGATAAAAAAGCATTGACAAGAGAATCAAATGTGGAGACTTTAAAAAATTTGTACAGCATTTCGTGTTCATTGTCGTAGACATCGTCAAATTTTTCAACTTTATTAAGCCTATTAAATAACTCATTCATTACCCGAACATTGTCATAATATGTAAATGTATCGCAGAGATAGTTGCTACCGGTCCTTCGTTCGGACAATATAAAAATATTTTTAGACATTTACTTATTGCGGCCGCTTTTCATATTAGCACACCAATGATACATCTTACCCTTTTCACCACCATACTTTTTTGCTCGTGCTCTAAGATCTGTGACACTGCCATTACAACTTGCTCCAGCACGTTTTACACGCCCTGGACGACTACGACCTTTTACTTTGCCGTCAGCAAAGTTTTCTGAGACTTGGGATCGTACTAATGATTTAGTTGTTGGGTTAATCTGCCAACCTGGAAAATATCTTTCTAGATAACGTGAATTGAAAAATTTATTATAAATTACTTGTTGTCTTTCATTGTCACCTTTTATTATGATCTGCTCCACATTGGGATTTAATTTGGTAATAAATTTTTGTATAGCTTTGACAACTGTAGAATAGATTTGAAATTGGTTTTTATGGTCGCCAGTCAGGTCAGTGTCAATATCATCGTCACTCCAACCCTCGGGATCTTGTCTACCAAAAGCAACATTTAAGGTTGAAACAGTTTTCTTAACGCCAGGTATAGTCCCATCTTTTACAGTAAATACAATTAAATAAACCTGCTTATCTACTAGAAATTTGAATACTTTGTAGGTGAGCTGTTTATTTTTGTCATAGTTCACCATGCCTTTTGGTTCAGTTATTTTATATTGTGTAGTTCCTAACTCTTGTAATGACCTATTTATAGTTAGCCCTAGTTCCTCTGATTCTTGTGCTTTGCCAAACTTGTTTCTGATACTTTGTAAAAACGACTTAGGTGCTGCTTCGGGACCTTTGACCCGGCCATGTTGTTTGTGTGTGGCTTTATAATTTACTAGTTTACTTACAAGTTGATATCCAGGCCTAAAAAATATAGCAGCAGGTGTGTCACTCATGCGTATCATGCCTACTCTTTCTTTTCCTTGAGGAGCATCTACAACTTTTTTGTCTCCCCGTTTAACTACCTGTAGCCAAGCATCAGGTTTTAACTTTACAATAAACACATAGGGAGAATCAGTGCGAAACAAGTCTTTACTGTTAAGTAAAAACTTAGCAGGGTAAAACCATAATGCCCTTCTGCCCTTTAGTGCTCCAATATAATCTACAGTAAATTTAGGATCATCGACATCAGGTGTTCGACCAAATGTTTGCCTGCCACTAAACCCCAGTTGGTCAACATCGGAGAATCTTATAAAGTAGTCATTGATATTACCACCGTCTTGTTTGATAGCGGCAATGATTCTATCTTTTATTGGAGGCTGACCTTCTGATAATATATCGGATATTTTCATCGCATGTATTTAAGGTAATATTTGAAATTCTCGTGCCGATCTTCAATGCCCTTAAGAGCAGGATTGATTCGTTTGGTCACTGCCACAGTGTCAGCAAAATCCATAACAGATGGTTTTACTCTAGTTAGCCAATACCATACTGCGATTTTTGCTGCAACGTCGGGTCTTGCAGCCAAGTCAGGATTTTTAATTAAGTCTATACCCAGTGCTTGACTGGCCATTTTATAGTTGTCTCGCCCAGTAAGTTGTATAAAGCCGCGGCCTTTAAAACGTTCGCCATCTCCAGCAACTTTATTGCCTAATTTTTGTGCTGTCTTGGGAGAATGTTTTGGATCATACTTTTTAAAATAACCTTTGCCCTGTGGAACTTCTTTCATTTTTTTAAAGTCCCAACTTTCATGTTCCATTTGTGCTAAAAATTGTGCCAGTTCTATACCATGTATACCGGCAGATTGAGCTATTTTTGCCAACATGTTGGCTTTGGGATTTTCTAGTTCAACTGCGGTTCGCTTCTTTGTTGTTGTAGCGGTGGGTTTTTCAGGTGCAGGCTTAGGTTGTGGTATGCTGGCAGGTGCAGTTTGTGGTCGTTGTGCTGGTGCTACTTGTGCTGGCGGTATATCATATGCTGGACGTGGTTTTTCATAACTTTGCTTATGAGCATAGCCTGTGGCCATGGCAGCAGCACCTAGCCCAGTGGCAAACCATTTAGGCCAATCTTCTTCTAAATACTCTTGCTGAGATACTAAATCAGCGACTCGCACTGCCTCTTCCTGTTGCTCCCGCAGCCATATTTCCTTCTGACAGAGGCTGTATTTTTTCGCCCTGTCTCCATGAATATACAGGTTTCCCATTGTGCTTGATAATACAAGCATTTTTTTCTCTATCATAACCAAGGAATTTACGTGCTTTGTTTATAGCATGATCCTGGTCATAACATTCGTAATCTTTGCCTTTATATTCTACTGACCATTTATCATCGCTTTCCGTCATACCTTTCTGGCTGTTTGATTGATTCTTCAACAGTCTCAATGCTGAGGCAGGCAAGTTGTCGGCTTGACCGCCACCGTCGATGTCAACATAGTATCTCTTGGGGGCAGTACTGTGTATACCATGTTTTATTTCACGGATCCAACCTGTTTTGCCTGCGTGTTCACCCTGTACCACACGCACACGCTTTTTCAATGATTTGGCTTCCGCCACACCTTGCTTGTGTTTTTTAATCCAGGCATGTGCTTCATCTCTGCTGTTGAATGGTCCTGCCACCGCCACCGCTTGCCCATCCTTGAACACACGCCAGGTTCCGTCTTTGGTTTCACGACCGGTATAGCCTTCCGCCACACCTTGAGACATTTTTTGTTTAAGTACTTGAATCTTTTGTTGATATTGTTTGCATTTTGCATCATCACCGGCACGATTCGCAGCCAACGCAAGTTCTTCGTATTTTGATATTTTCTTTTTAGTAGAGGAAATGTCTTCCGCCACACCCGGTTGGCTATCATCATGAACCAATGCTAGACCTTTTGCTTCCATGGCCCACAATAACTCGCTCATGAATTCTTGAGCCCCGTCGGCTAGATTAGGTCTCATAAGACGTTGTAAAACTTTGTCACCAATTGGCTTGATCGATTCTAAGTTGCGGGCTGGTACTGTGGTCCATTGAGGAGCAGCAGCATTACCTAATTCGGCATGTATGCCACCCATCATGCCTTTGCCTGGCTCATACTCAGTGCCTTTTACTGTTTCATCTTCTAAACTGTTGGCTAATAGCACAAATTTTTTAATAACGTCTGGCGTGCCTTTCACATACCAATGATCACCGTCGCCAAACTCATCTATGTATCTTGCGGCTATGTATTGTGACTCAGTGCCTTCCGCCATACTTTGCTCGTCTAAGTCGTCTAATTTTAGAGTCCTATATTTTTGGGCTCCAGCCAGGCTGAGTAATTCATCAATCAAATCACTTACATGGTCCATCCTTCTATTAGAAATTTGAGCTTCTAGTCCAGCACGCTCGCCCTTGGTAATATAGATTTTAGCAATTTTTCTAGCGTAGGCAAAATCCTCAGGAGTAAAATCATCATATTCATCTTGTTCCACCGCGGGTAATTCTCGTAAGATTGCTTGACCAATTAGCTCTCCAGGATCATTGGGGGAGTTAACTACTTTAGTAAGGGCAATTTGTTTGATTTGATTTATATCGCCAATTTTTTGTCCATTTGATGATGATATCTCTTGCCACACTGCTACCCTATAACCTGGCAGTCCAGTGGATTGTAAACTGCTGTTTAAGCCACTGAAAAATTTGTTGATTTCGTTTACTGTATTGACAATATTTTTTGCTAATATACTCTGATTATCAGATGTGTAATTAGCATTGGTATCAAAGAATAGTTCAGAATAGCCTCTGCCATGTCCAGGATCAATTATACTCCATCCATTATCTCTACCAATTTTTATAAGATGTCGTTCAATTTCGTCTGGTTGAAATTCTATTTCGCCCTCTAAGTCATCTACATCAACGGAAGATGGCATGGGTTTGCCTTTGAGGGTCACACCTTTGATTCGGTCTGACTTGTTTTCGCTGGCATATTCCACCGCTACATATCCTGTAACCGAAACTGGGGCAGATTTTTTAATATTGCCCATCATGGCATCAAACTTATTGTCTCCGGTGGCTTCTGCCACACCTTGAACTTTATTCAATACCATGTTTACCCACTTTGGTAGTTGCGTAAAATCTACAAATTCTGACTCACTGGCGATATCATCAGCAACTTCCATGGCAGCCATTGCGATATCCTGTGGATCGCCTTTGGCCTTGGCCAACTTCGTCATCAGCAAGGAATATATTTTTTCACGTAGCGGATCAATATCTCTACTGTCACCACTACCATCTTCGCTACTGTTGGGTGCAAATTCTTTTAGATTGACTTCGGCCACAGCCTGTCTAAGAGCACTTACATACGTGTTTGTTCTTTCAGGTATTTCTTGTCCACCTTCCATGGCAGCGATTTCCATGTCAGTATACTGTTCTTTTACCTGCTTGCTTAGATAGTCGCGAGCATCTTTAGTATGCTTGATCATGCGTTCAGCATCACTGGGTTTAGTGGGTTCCTGCGGCTGCTTTTTATCAGTGTCAGGTTTTTTGTTAAAATCTTCATAACGCATATTAGGGTTTACCTTTCCATTTTGCTGCCAAATAATCTACTAAATCTTTTACTGTGGCCAAATTATTCTGCTGCATGTATTTAACTATTCTCACAGCATTGTTGCGATCAGGATCTGGACCAGGCTTACGAGCATTGCTTAGATCCACTTCTAGGCTCTTGGCTAGTCCCTGTCGATCGTAAGTATACTGTAAGTCATAACGCTTACGGTCAGCGTCTTTGCTGAGTTGACTTTTTTCCTTGGCCTGTATAAGTTCCATCCAGGGTTTTAAGTATCCACCCTTTCGTCTGCTGACATAGCCCCTAGCGTCATCCTTGCCTTTTAGCATGGCTATGTTGCCTGGTTTGCGTAGATCACGCTGACGCCAAGCAGTTTCGTCGTTAAAAAAGTTTACAGGTATACCAGCTTTTTTAGCACTGATTAAAAGCCTGCGGCCACGAGCACGAGCCATTTCATCAGCGTCTATTGCTACATACAAATCTATAACTTTAATTGCTGCTGGTATTGAAGGTTCTCGGCTGAATATACGATCTTCTGCTTCATGTGCTTTGTGATGATCTTTGGTGGGGTTGCGATTGCCCCAATAGTCCACAGCCTTACCGGGATAGCGTTGATTATAAAAATCACCATTGAGTTCAAATAGCACAGCATCCTGCCCAAGCCATCCATGGTAACCACCATGGCGTGTTCTTGTAGTGCTTAAAAAGTAAGGATACCCCTTTGGGGCGAACTGTGCTTCCCAACTTGCACCCAGTGTATGACTGAGTTCAAATTCTCCGGATTCCACAATTTTTATAGCAGTGGTCACACGAGTGTAATGAAACACAGTGCTGCTGATACGTTCCGTCAAGGTCTGTTCGTATAATTGGTAAAGTCTCATTTTATCACCACTGGGTTATGTCCTACTACCTTGGCAAACCATATCACAATGGGCCTTCCTAGTGTGGTTTTAATATAGGGATTAGGGTCTATCTCAACATCTAAACCCCGCGGTAATAGTATTTCTTCTTCATCATGTCCGTAATGACTAATATCAGTCATGCTTATTGCTGAGTATCCCTCCGGCACTGTAATATGTAATATTTGATGTCCATCGAAGACTTCCTTGACACCTTGACTTACCACACCTTTTGGATAAAGGTTTAAATTCCCTTTAACAACATTTCGAGGTTTATGGTCATTATAGATAGTATAGTCGGTTTGGGCAAAACTTACATAGGCTATGTCAAAATTTGTTGTTGTACTGGTGTACGCTGGTAAATGAACACGCACTGGCTTTGTGACATCAGCATGATATTTTTCCCAGATTCTACCGGGGCTTTCAGGAATGCCAGTATAGACTTTTAGATTTTTCTTTAACGAAACACGTTTAAACATTGTGTCAAGAGATTTAGACTGGCCTTTATAATATTGATGAGGTTTTGCTCTAGGATTTGTTATCTGTTTACGATAATGTTTATGTAGATAACTGTTTAATTGTGTGCTGGTTTCACTGTAATCCTGTAAGTGGTATAGAGTATTTTGTGGTATCTTATGGTGCCGTAGACTTAGTTCTTGATGAACGCCAAAATCACTGGCTGCAATGTCCTCGTCTTCGTTTAATTCCTCTAGACTTTCTTTAGCCTGTTGTGGTTTATTTCTTGTGTCACCAAAACCAATGGTTTCTATATTAGGATAGTGTTCACCCCGCTGTGGATGATGTGGTGTGTTACGACGCATGGTTTCTGCACTGTCTGGATCACTGAGAACAGCCTTAAGTCCTGGATGTAAAGGTGCAGGCCAACGTCCATACTCTACCCAAGCATAACCCTGTGTTTCCCAGTCTATTTTGGGTTTAAATTCTTTTGCCACAATGGCTAGAAAGTTATGATAAGTAAAGCCCGAAGGATGACGAAAAATATACAGGGGAATAAGTCGCATGGCTCCGCGATATCCTGCTTCTTCTCTAACTTCACGCTGTGCTGCTGCCGCAGGATCTTCACCACTGTCTATAGCACCGCCCCATGTGCCCCAAGTGTTGGGTTGCTCTACTGCGTCACTGCGATGTGCTATACAAAAACGACCCGTGTCCTGTGCCATGATAATACAGCCAGCACCCTGTCTGCCCCAAAAGCCTGTTTGCCTCAGTGCTGTTCTGTGGTCGTTGTCGTTTTCTTTAAGTTCTAATAATCTCATTCCATCTCCGGAACAACTTCGACACCTGATTGCATGTGTCTTGGGTTTTGGCGTAGCCATTCAATAGCAAAACGATTGGCGTCGCTCTGTGCGTTGCCGATGCCACCAAATGTGTGTATGACTTGTCCTTCAGGTGAAACAATCTTCCATCGACCTGTCCATCGGCCGGATGGTTGATTAGCTACGGCAACGTCATTGGCTCGACTCTCAGCGTCACGCCTTGGCCTTATGGCAATAAGGTAATATGGATGTGTGGTAGCACCTGCTAGACCCTGTGACGCCAGCCACTGAGTGAATGATCGTTCTGCTTCTGCTCTTGTGTTACGAGTAAAGTATACAATAACAGCGTTATCACTGGATCTCATAATAGCATAATTAGCATCAGGATTACTTTCAGGTGCGGTCATTGATCCGTCTTGTCTACGCGGTTGTTCATTGGGTTCCACTGGTGTAGTGCCAAGACCATAGCGTACCAAAACACGCTCATCGCGTTGACTGGCAAACTCTCGTGCTGCCGCAAAGGCTTCCTGTTCGGTGTTGTATCTTCCCAGTGGTAAAGCAGTGCTACTACTAATTACCGCATATGATCCATCTTGACTGAAAGCACCTGTGCTGGTGTCAGGTGGCTCAGGAGGGATCCATGCAGGTCGACTTGGCTCACTGGGTCTCAGTGTACCAGCACTGAGTCGTCTAGTACCAAATCGTTGACGAGCCTGTTCTACACTAAAAGGATGTGGGCCCATGGCACGGTATTGATCTAAAAATTCTATTGCTGCTTCGTCATCTTTGGCGTAGAATTTTTCTACGCCTAGGCCTGTTACCTTGTTATATATTTCATAATTGGGTTCACTAGATTTGGACACTGGAGCACTATAAGGACCTTTGAGTTCAACTTCGACACTGGGATTGTTATACTTTAACTGATCTACGTCGCGATAGTTTGTTTCCTTGGCTACTAGTTCTAAAGCATTTTCGGGACTGTCTGCCACGACCTGATATATAGAACCATTTCTGGCACCTTTGCCAGCCATGTGTACCGCATACCATGCCTTGACGCCTTTGGGAAACTTGCCTTTGGCTACTGCTCGTTTAAACTGTGACTGCCTGATGTCAGATTTAAGTGCGTATTTAGGCAGCATCACACGATTGTAAACATCCAGTATAGATTCTAACTGAGTTCTTTCTTCAATGGCTTCTTCCTTAGTCATGTTTGGTGGTATGGGGTTATTCTCATAATATTTTTCGGCACGTTGTTTATATTCGTCCATTTCTCCCTGAGTGGCAGGATTTTTAGCACGATACTGTTTGGCCTGTAGCATGAGGTCATCACGAACTGCTTTGCTTAGACCTGCACCAGTGATACCAGAATAACCTTTAGTGCTGTATTGTACAAATTTAGCCACAGTGTCGTCATCCATTTTCTGATTTTTTGGATCTATAAATTTGTATAACTTCTTAGCATATTCTTCAGCGTGCTTGCTTTCATCAATACTGGCATCAAGTGCTACAACAAAACGCATCAGTGTGTTTTCAATTTTGTCAAAATTGGCATCTAGCCAGTCGCCACCAGGACTGCGAAATTCTATATAGCCTGTTTTAGGATGTATACTGGTATACTTGTTGACGCTTCTTGCTTCCGACGACTGTATGCTATGCTTGGCTATTTTACTCATGCCTTCTTTCATCTTGGCTAAAAGGTCATTGACAGCAGCGGGTTTGCTTTTTATCTGTATTGCCACTAAGTCTAAGGCACTGGCAGCGTAGGTCTCACCCAAACGCTCAAATTCTTCTAGTACATACTTGTCACCTAATAACAGTGCCAGTTTAACGTAGTCAATATTTTCATTTTTCTCACCAACGTTGGGCACACTGACGTTGATATGAAGTCCAGTTCGATTTTTTTTGCTGGTATAACAGCCACGACTGTCAGCCCACGCTTTAACTTTTTGTAGGTCGCTGAGTGTTTGATCCAGGGGCATGGGCGGTGCTACAAATTCTAGTCCACGTTCGGACTTGGAGTTATTGGGATTTAAACTGCCATCGGGCTCCACAGTAAAACAGTCTGTTGGTTTGGAACTACCAACGCTTCTCCACTGCCCCGTGCCGGAATCCCATTTACTATATTGGCCATGATAACTGTCACTGTAGGCCACAGTGTCATAGTCCAGAGCCTTCATAAAGTCCAAGGCCACATCAGCGATTGAATCACCTGATCCATCGCCACTATCACTACCGGGCCAAGTCAAATCCTCACCTTCGTTCATCAACCATGAATGAACGTCACTCATATTACCATATACCCTAGAAATCCAGTCATCAAAACCGTCTGCTATGTTGACGTCTCCGTTACTTTCATCTCGCGCCCTTTCGTAGTATTCATCTTGGTTATTCATACTTTCAGATACTCTGTCATCTAAGAGATCGCTGTATATTAGGTCAAGCTCTCGTTGATCGCCTTGTTTCTTTAGCTCTCTGGCTTCATCATATAATTCATCTTCGAGGTCGCTTTCGATTTCCTGTCTAACTAGATCTTCACCGTTCTCGTCCCAAGCATCATCAAGTAAATGACTCCAAGCATCACTGTCGTTTTCATACTCGTTCCACAAGGCCTGATAGGCACGATTTAAAGATCTAAGGTCATTGTCATCTTCGAAAAAGGTTTCTACATCACTCCAGCTGCGGGCTCTTTCATCATCTCTATAATCTTCATCATCATCGTCGTCGCCGCCACTGACATCGGGCACAATCATTTCAAATTCCATGCCCGCACGAGCGTCGATAGTTTGTGCTTCAGCTTTGAGATAGCTGGGACTCATGTCGATTTCTAATAGTAGTCCTTCTAATATTTCACGGTATTTCATCGTTTTTTGCTATGCCTTTTAATTCTACGTTCCTGGCGTTCTACCCACTCTGGACTGGGCTTGCCTTCACCTTTAAAGTATACCAATGGACGACCTTCTCGCTTGCTTACTATAGCCCAACGCTTGTGTATTTTGCGTAGGTATTCATCTAACTGAACGCTTTCTTTTACTCCACCTAGTCTTGTGTCAAATATCTGTTTAATTTTGGGCAAGCTGGTAGCATGTGGATATAGGTCTTTTAATATTTGTAACTTAGTAGCGTCATCTGCTTGACTGTATAACTGTCTAACCTGACTGCCACTGTACACAGGCTCACCGGCTATTGTAAAGTCATGTTTGCGAGTAACGTAGATGTAGGCATGCTTGCTGAAAGGTTCAGCTGATTTCACGCCATGCCAGGGCTGATAATAACTTGTGTCTGTGGTCTTCATTGGGTCACGCTCACTGCGAACAATAACTAAGATGTCACGATCTTTGTCAAAGTTATTTAATATTTCTAAGGGATTAAGTGGCGTGCTAGTGACCTTGCGACCTTTATCGTTGACATAACTGGTAGTGCCTACCTGTACGAAATGATCTTTAACTCCAGCCTGCTTGGCTAGAAATTGTTTTTCTGCGAACTCAAAAGGACGCTCAGTGGTAACATTACTGGCTGCTACATAAAAATTAGCACCAGGAAATGTTGCCTTGGCTTCGCGATAGCTGCTCATGTGTCCTTCATGAAAAGGCTGAAAGCCTCCACCGTAGACTACAATAATGCTGGGCTGCTTGAGTTCTAATAATTTCATGGCAAATATACGTAGGCAGTATCACCTACTAAAGTTGCAGGTGCTACCCCTATGCTTCTAAATCCTAATGAAGCCAATGGCACAGTTATTTTAGCATCAAATCTTGCTATTCTTGGTTGTGGACCATCTTTACTTATTTTAACCATATTATAAGTTTTGCCATTGTATTCTATGGTTTGGTCTTGTCTATTTACATTGACATTAGGGGTTCTTTCTATACTACCACCAGGACGTTCAGCACTTTGTTCTGCTCCTTTTTGATGCATACCTTTATACAAGGCATTGGTTGGCTGTCCGTCTGGACCAATGCTGATTCTAGCCTGTGCTGGATTCATAGCACCCAGAGCTGCGGCACCAGCCATTGCGCCTGTAGCTGCCCACTTTTTCCAATTAATTTCATTGAGTTGTTCTTCGGTTAGGATTTCATGTATTCTCATCTGTTTAAGGCCTTGTTAAAGTTTTCTCTACTAAAGTCCAGTCGATCCACTATCTTAACAGCTTCCTTGCCGCCTTTGCCTAAGTGATCAACAATAACTACACCTTCTTCGGGCTTGACATCGAAGCTGCCATCGGGTCTAGCGATAAAAGTATCTATCTGTCTAATCTTAGCATAGTGTCGTTGTAATACATTTTTTACTGCCTGTATCTTTAAGAAAAACATATATAAGAATTCAATGTTTTCTTCATTTTGTCTTAGAAATTGTAGTGCTTGATTTTTAGCCTGTGTTTTCTTTTCCTGGCCTTTTTGTGTTTTTAACTTGGCAATGTCATCATCCAGTCTCTGTTCTATTCTATGTATAAACTGCATGGCATAGGCTTCGGGCACATCAAACCGACCGCTTCTAATCATTTGATTTATGTCTGCTTTGATTAGCACAGTTAGGTCATGTCCTGGCACTGTGCCTTCCAGCCACTTGAATGTTTTGGGTCCAATACCCAGTAGTAGACTGTGTAGGTCTGCTATTTCTGTTTCTAGGTACATCATTTCTTTACGTGTCAGTGTTACACTGCCACTGACATCTTTAATAGCAGCATCACGAACATATACCTGCGGATGTGCTAGTCCTGACACATCTGCTCCAAATCGTGCTGTCATGTCTTGCAGTGTAGGACCGCCTTCGTAGGTAGTATGAAATACTATGCCTACCTTGGCCTTGCTCATACGCTGTGCCAGTGCTGTGTCTGCGGGAACAGCATAGGTCAGTAAGTTAGGAGTAAATGTCCAGTAGTTTATGCCATCAATCATTTTAAAGCCACTGTCACCATCACCCTGTGTCCATAGCAAGTCACCTTGTAATATTTTGCCGCCATAGTCTAAGTGACGCAAGTAGTTAAAAGCCATTTTAAGTTTGGCTCGTAAAGGTGCGTAGTTTTTTACTTCTCCGCCAACTCGCTTATCAGGTTTAATACGATTGATGTCAGCTGTCTTGGTTATTCTAGCATCTTTGGTCTTGGCAAATATGCCTTTGTCACCCATAACAAATTCGCCAGTTTCGGGATCATTGCCACAGAACAGTGCAGGACTGCCATCCCATTTTTTAGTGGCAAAATAGGCTTCGTTGGTAGTGCCTGCCAATAGGCCAGCAGCACCTTCTATGTAGGCAATGGCTTCCACTGCACCTTGATAACCTCGATTCCAGATCTCATCATCGAGGTGTTCTAAGTGTAGGTTCTTGCCGTCTACTGTTTCAAAAAGTTGTTGTATTTTCATCGCATCGTGAATTCAGATTATTATTATATTTACCTGAATCAAACGAATGTGTTATGCGTATCGTAAAGCTAGGAATACTATTGAACCAAGCACCGCTAGAGCGTAACCCCAACCAAAGCATAGCCCTATTTGCACGACTAGTATTAACCATGCTGCGTGATAAAAGTGTATATACCAGGGCATGTTATAGTTTCCTCAAATACCAAAGAGTGTAGTTTAACACGGCTTTGTTGTTGTTCATTTCCTCTAGTCGAGCTACATTGTCGTTGACATCGGGAAAAAGAATTTCCGGAGGATATGAATAGTCATGGCCTGCTATAATACCCCCTGGTTTGATGTAGGGCAAAAAGTGTTCAATAATATCCCAGTCTGTTGGATTTTTATGCAAAGCGTCAATGAAAAATACATCAATTAGTCTAGAGTCAACATACTGTGTTTCTTGTGGGCAATGTCCACGCACAGGAACAATGTTATTAAATTTTGATGTGTTTTCTTGAAATACTTGCCAACTATCTAAGTAATTGCCTTCTTGATCTTGAATAGCGGTGTAAAATGGATCATAGCAATAGACAGTGGCAGTTGGATCAGCAGACATTGCCCAGCAGATCGCACTTCTACCAAATAAGCTGCCAACTTCTACAATTACTCCATTTTTTGGAACTTCTTTGGCTAAATTTTCAACAATCTGAAGTTCTTCTTCAAACATCCAACCTTTAATTGTTACATCATAGGGCATGTTAGTTACACCAGCTTTGTTTAGCTTCTCCGAAATACTCTCTGGCAAAACCATTTTGTATCAGTAGTCCACGCAGACTAGTATTATTGTCTAATATAACATCACCCAACATACGACCGCCATATTTGTCCCAGTCCATGATGCAGACACGAGCTGTTTTACTATCTGTTATTGCTTTTTTAGTAAAGGCACTGGCGGCCTGTCCACGCTGATCTTCGCTAGGGCATTTGGCACGGAATCCTTTTTCAGGAGTATCAACACCAAATACTCTGATACTCATTTTCTTTGGCAATGGATCAGGTGTCCAAGGTGTAGCGACTTCAACGGTATCACCATCTACTACACGATTGATTTTCCAATCATAGCAGTTCATTGCTGGTTGTTTTTGTGCAAATACTGAAGAACTAATCGTTAATAATATTATTGTTAAAAGTTTTTTCATAGTAGTAATCCTGTTGACTATGTCTATTTAACTACCATGCTCTACAACTCCAATAACGAGCTTTTGTTCTTGGACCTGGATTGTCGCAGTTGTGCCTTGCTCTAAAACTTCGACGACGTGCAGGATTGCTTTTTTTAATACGCATATTAGGATCACCAAAATTTACCTTTTTAACATTACCGGTACTGGGATCTTTTACATAGACCTTAAATTTTTTAACATCACCCTGCATACGTTTGCCCAATGGGACTTTGCGACCTTGATATTCTGCTTCATTGATATCTTTATCTGTGGGTTCCTCACTTTTTGGACCTGATATGTCCTTGGCCTTGGGATCAGCCTGCTTGATCATTTTCTTTTCCGCATCTGTATAAGCATACGCAAACGGGCTATGGCCAACCTCTTGATCACTTTTAGTGCCGTTGCCTTTGCCATCCGCACCAGCA